GCGGATAACCAGCTGTACATTGAGCGGTGCGCTGGGCGCGTAGGGCTGGAGCTAGACCACACGGCAAATTATGTGCTCGACGCAATGCCGGAGGCAAAATCGCACACGATCCGGGCGGATAGCGCACGGCCTGAATCCATCAGCTACCTGAAACGGCACGGACTGCCGAAAATAACAGCGGTTGAGAAGGGGAAAGGTTCGGTTGAGGATGGCGTCGCTCATATACGGGCATATAAGTCAGTAGTAATTCACCCAGACTGCAAGCCGGTGATTGATGAGTTTCGGCTGTACAGTTATAAAATCGACCGGCTTTCTGGCGATCCGCTGCCAGAGATCATCGACGCGAACAATCACTATATCGATGCGATCCGATATGCGATACAGCCGTTGATAAAAACCGCAAAATCATTCTATATCGGAAAAACCTGAGCAGTGTTATATTGTTCCATAAATTATACACCGCAATTTTCTAGGGGGTAAAACGTGGCTATCTGGTCGAAAAAAAAACAGATCATTGCAAAGTCAATCCCGCTCGGAGCTATTTTTGAGTGGATCACAAACACGCCGTTCTGGTCTAAATTGGTAAACCCGACAATCGCAATTCGTGAGGGTTATCAGGCCAACCCGTGGGTTTATGCGTGTGTCAAGAAGCGTTCAGACGCAGCGGCATCCGTTCCGCTCGTCGTTCAGGTACGCACGGCAGACGGCTGGCAGGATGCACCGACGCACCCGCTTCAAAAACTACTCGACCGGCCTCACCCTGACTTTGACAGATCAGAGCTGTTCCGTTTGTTCGTCTCTCATGCCGATCTGACCGGCGACGCGTTCCTGTACAAAATAAGGCTAGGCAACGGTCGTCCTGTAGAGCTTTATCCAATGCCCGTTCAGGATATGGTTGCAATACCAGGCAAGCAACGTGTAATTGAGCGGTATAAAAACACGCAGACGAATATTGAATATCCAACTGAGGATATTATCCACCTCAGCTACACGAACCCTGAAAACCTGTACACAGGCCAATCACCGCTTGTTGCGTGTGGTAAATCGGTGGACATTGACAACGCGGCCGCAGCGTTCCAGAAAGTATCAATGCAGAATCGAGGCGTTCCTGATGGACTCGTGAGTGTAGATGCCGATCTGACCGAGGAGCAGTGGCGCGAGGCAACGAGGTTTATTCGGGAAAATATGGACGGTGTCGGCAATGCCAGAGGCACTTTCGTTCTATCAAAATCCAAATATCAACAATTATCGCAGACAATGATCGACCTTGATTTTCAAGCAGGGCGCAACGCTGCCATGAAACAGATTTGCGCGGCGTTCGGAGTGCCTGAGGCTATGATTACCGGCATGGACTCTGCAAATGTTGCCAGCGCAACACAGGTGCGAAAATCATTCTGGCAGGATACGGTTATTCCGGCCATTATCGATCCGATGGTGGCAGCCCTCAACCTATCGCTGACACCTGATTTCGGTAATATCGAAACATTGCGAATTGTGCCGGATTATTCCAACATCGAGGCACTACAGGAGGATTTCGGGGAGAAAATAACCAACGCTCAGAAACTCTGGCAGTTGGGATACCCTATCAACGCGATTAACCAGCGTCTTGAACTCGGTATGGACGATGTGGAGGGCGGGGACATGGGGTATATTCCGTCCGGAATGATTCCGGCAGGACTGGATATTGAGCAAGAGCCGCCAACAGCGGCCTCATTCGGGGAAGCGTATGGCGAGCAGGACGCTGACGGGGAATAGTAGACGACGAGAGTTGCGGTTGCAGAGCCTGTTAATTGATCGGCTCGTGGCGCGATTCGAGCGCAGATTGATGCGAGAGATTCGCAGAGCGATGCGCGCGGCTGCCAGACCGAATCCAGACCTCAATCAAATTGAGGCTGATCACTGGGATCGTCTGAACATTATTATCAGCCTAATGCACCGCGAGGCGGCGAGCCAATCAGCACTACGCATAGCCGAGGCAGCAGCGCCGGTTAAATTCATAACCGAAATTACGCGGACGGTGATAATGGACGCGGTGATGGGCGATTTTGCGCGGCGCTACGGATCGGAGCTGATAACGAACGTGGTCGCGCGAACAACCATAAACGATATTAAATCAATCGTAGCACGCGGAATCCTTGACGGGCTCGGAGAGCCTGAGATAGCAGAATTGATATGGGCAGCGGCGCCAACAAAATCAGCGAGCAGGGCGCAGACAATCGCGCGCACAGAGGTGCACAGCGCATCAACATGGGCGACGCAGGAAGCGGCAATAGCGACAGGCGTGGATTTCAATCGCGAATGGGTGGCAAGCATGGGCGAGCGCACCAGATTTAGCCACAGTGAAAACGCTAACGGCCTGATCGTCGGGATGAACGAGCCGTTCCGGTTTGTCGGGATGAGGGGTTCAGAGGTTGAGCTGATGTACCCGGGCGAGTACAACGGCGCATATCCAGAGGAAACAATCAACTGCAGGTGCGTTGTATCATATATTCCAGCGTAAATATTGACACTGGGTTATTGTAGGGTCAGAATAAAACAAAATGGCGATATGGGGTCAGCGATGGAAATAAAATCATTCGAGGTTAAGGAACAATCGGTTTCGATCGAGGCGCGCACATTTGAGGGATACGCGTCTACGTTCGATATTGACCAGGTTGATGATATTATTCATCCCGGATCATTTCAGAAATCAATCAAAGAAGCATTCCCAGCCGGGCGCATTAAAGTTCTCTGGCAGCATTCGGACCCGCTCGGGATGCCGGTTGAAATGTCGGAAGATTCACGCGGCCTGTACGTTCGTGCCAAGGTTTCAAAAACACGGCTGGGCGATGAGGCGTTGGAGCTTATGTCTGATCGTGTTGTGGATCGTATGAGCATCGGTTTCTCAATTCCAAAAGGCAAAAGCGAATACGACGAGAAAGGAATCAGACATATCCGTGAGGTGAAACTGTTTGAGTTCTCGCCTGTCACCTTCCCAGCCAACGAGAGCGCGATTATCATCGGAGTAAAAAGCATCCGAGACGCGATCCAGAGGGGCGCACAAATTAAGCGCTCGGCAGAATTGACTGAGGCACTGAACGATTTAACGGCACTCATTGCCAAGTTGGAGCCGGTTTCATCCACTCCCGCACCGGTTGAGCCGCCAGACCTGAGCGAGTTTGAAGCGCTCGCCAACAGCCTGGGCGATCTCGCCCGAACATTAAACACTTGAGAGGATGAATGCAATGGAAATCACAGAACTGAAACAGCATTTTACGCAGGTCGCTACCGACCTGAAAACCTTGGTTGAAAAACAAGCAGCAGAAATCGAAAAGCATGGCGCATCAAGCAAAGAAACAGCAGCCGCCATCGAGAAGGCCGACAAGCGATATGATGAAATCACGCAGGAATTGCAGGAAAAAGCGAAGCGACTCGAAGAGGTTGAGAAGCGCATTGCTCGCCCTCAATTTGGCGCAGAGCGCCACAAGTCTTTAGGCGAGACCTATATCGAATCCGAAGCCTACGAGCATTCAAAATCAATCAAACGCGCAAATAATGTACCTGTTGAATGGTTGCGTAAAGATATCACAAGCGCCGCTGCCAGCGCAGGAGCTCTGACTGATTCGTATCGCAATCAGAACATCTACCCGAAAACAGGCGATCGTCCTATTTTCATCCGCCAACTTGTTAATTCAATGCCGGTGCAGGATAGCTCGGTTGAGATCATGCGTGAAAACGCATTCACCAACAACGCTGGTCCTCAGTACAATTCAGACGGCACACCGAAAAATGAGCTTGTCGCAAAAAACAAATCTGATCTGACATTTGAACTGGTCAGCGTTCCCGTTCGCACCATCGCTCATTATTTTGTCGTGTCTCGGCAGGTTCTGGCAGATGCGCCACGATTGCGTGGATACATTGACGGGCGCGGCTTGTACGGCCTGAATCTTGAGTTTGACAGCCAGATGCTGTATGGCGATGGCACGACAGACCAGAACTTCACCGGCTTGTTTGTCGATTCCAGTGTACAGGACATCGGGGAGATTGCAGCAGGCACGACCGGAGCGGCTATCAAGCGCGCGATGATCGACCAGATTCGCAGTGCGGTGACGAAACTCCAACTGTCTGAAATTTACAATGTGAACGGATTGATTATCAACCCGCAGGATTGGGAATCTATCGAAACCGCGAAGGACAGCGACGGCCGCTATATGTGGGTAAATGTCCCTAACGGTGGAGAGCAGCGCTTGTGGAGAGTGCCTGTTATCGTGTCCAACGCGGTAACACAGGGCGATTTCCTGCTCGGCGATTGGAGCATGGGCGCGACACTCTACACCCGCGAGGGCGTAACGGTACGCACCAGCGACAGTCACGGAGAATACTTTGTGAAGAACGGCCTAACCATCTTGATTGAAGAGCGCGCAGCGTTCGGTATCGAAATGCCCAAAGCGTTCTGCAAGGGCTCATTCGACGTAGCCGCATCATAAGCGATGACCTAGATCGGGAGGGGTTCGCCCCTCCCTTTTCGTGACAAAAAATAGGGCGCATGGAATGATCAACGGAAACCAGAGATCTACCTCAAATTATCAGACCAATGAGCCAAAAACAGCTTTGGTGCAGCCGATTACTGCCCAAAATTTTTGCGATTTTGCAGCGCTGAATTACTCCACAGACATCAAACCAACAATCGATGCGCTCATCATGACCGCATCAGAAGCGTGCATCCGTTACACTGGCCGCGATCTTTTGCAGCGCGAGTGGACATATAAATCAGACAGACATCCCGAAGATCAAGCGGCACTGCATGGCATATCTTATATGCCGTCGCGCCGGTCTGCATGGATTCAACTTCCGGTTGGGCCGGTTGATTCGGTCGATACTGTTACAGTGGATGGCGAGACGGTGACGCCTGAAAAAATCGATCTTCCTGGGAGGAGGGTATTTATCGATGGCGGAGAAAATATCGTTATCGATTATACAGCCGGACA